ACCGTTCAAAGATTTCTAACATCCTAGACTTTGGAAAGTCCTCGGCTAAATCACCATTCTCTAATAGAAATTCATAGCACTTACCCCAATCCCAAAACAAAGGTAACTTTCCCGTTGACTTAACCCATTTCTCGATCTCGATGTAGTAAGCCCGCCCGTTATGGTAACCGATTTCTTTGCGCTCTGATTGTTGTGTTGGTGGTACAAACTTAGATTTTTCATGCTGAATCGCACCACGTTTCCGTTCATCGTACAACTTAAAAACCTCAGCAAAGTATTCGATTGAAACCTTGCCATAATGCTCAACTTGTTTCGAAAGTTTTCCGTTAACATTCAGTTCAATTGCATAATGCATTTCTTTGACTGAACGATTATTGTGATACTTTTCCAAGTTTTTAATCACTACTTTTTGATATTCAACCGATGGTTTATTTTGCTCAGAAATATTTATTAGCATCATAAAGTCAGCTAAAAAAGCATTGAGCAATACAAACGGGCTAGGATTTTCACGTAGCTTAGGTTCTAAATCTAACTGAGTTATCTTTTCAGTAATTGTCTGGGTCGGGTGTGACGTTAAGGAAGTCGGCAAGTTCTTGTTCATTTTTAAATATTGTTTGATTTGGTGATTTTATAGGGTTACGATCAATTATTTCATCGTTCCATGATTTGTTGTATAGGTAAGAGTATGGGTCTTTTCTGAATTGTTTATTTGGTTGAGCCTTTTTATAAAGTGGGATATGAATAAACATTAGGTTTACTTCTTCTTCGGTTATTTTATCCCAATACTTTTCACATTTCTCCTTTCCTTTCTTTTTATCATATAAATCCCAAAATTGGTCAAATACCATTTTTCTTAAATTCTTATCATTATTACCATTCTTTAATTCTTTATTAGTGTCCGTCCGTTGTCCGTCCGTTGTCCGTCCGTTGTCCGTTTGTTGTCCACTTTGCTGTCCAACTTGTTGGTGTTTACTCCAATTAAGTATTGATATTAAGCGACTTGTAGATGTTTTTTGTTGTCCGATTTGATGTTCACTTTCGAAGCACTTTAGTATTCTCTCGATGGTCGTTTGTGAAATTCCCGTTTTTTCAGAGAGGGCTTTTCTACCCGTTATCAACTGACCTGATTTTAATTTAACTGTCTTTCCGTTCCAAAAATATTCACGGTTTTCATGGCTTGCCATCAAAAGAAGCACTACCCAAAGTTGAACATATTCAGGCTTTTTGATCCATCCTTTTTCTAAAATAGACCTATGAAGTTTTATCCATCCTGCCATAAATTAAGAAGCCCCATCATTCGGTAGTTGATGGAGCAACATACCGAAATCAAGGGCAAATGTGTTTAATGAAGCATTCTCCATAATGCTATCGAACCACAAACATAATCAATTTCACTTAAACAATCCTTGTTTCCAATACTTTTCTTGACCATCATTCCAAAGTTCACGGGCTAGGAGTAGCCGGGTGTAAAGTTTTTCATCACTATAATCGTAAATATTTCCTTTATCATCCATCCTTCCTCTAGTAGTATCGCTAAAGAAATTGTGTTGTTTAGAATCGTATTCTTTATTTAGTAATAAGAATGGACTGCCTCCTTTTTCAATAATCTCAATGGCTTGGTCGAATAATGTTTTAGTTTTTTTCATGGGGTTAATTATTTTATTTGATGTCCTTCTATTAATTCACTAAATCCACTTTCACGAATTAGCCAAGCGAATTTTAAATCTTTAATTGAATCGTAAAACTCAATAGCCTCTACCGTGTTGGTGAATCTTTTTTTTGCATCATATTCACCATATCTAATTTCAATTACATCACCTTTCCTTAGTGTGAAAGAATACCATCCATCCCCACCATAATATTCAAGTTCTTTTTCCATCTCAATTAACCTCCTCTAATTGCTGCGTTACACATGGTAAATTTCTTAGCGTACTAAAGTGAATATGATTCACGATAGCGGTCAATAGCTTAATCCTAATTGACCACCAATGCTTATTTGATGCGTTGGAATCTCTCCAACTTCTAAAATGATAATCTAAATTCGATTGAGTCATATCACCTATTCCAATTTTTTCATGTATTGAACGTAACTCACTTAACGAGTTATTCTGAATCGCTAAGTTGATGGTGTATGATGAGTAGAATGGTTTTGTTTGGATCATGGGTTAATCTTCTTGAAACGATTTTAATAATATAATTATCCAAAGAACTAATATTATAAGACTGTTAATCTCAGGAATTAATTTTAATCCTTGAGCTATTTGTGTTAATAATACCATTATCATTAATGCTAATATTATTGATCTGATTGGATATTTTACCATCTCTTAGATTGTTTGTTTCCACCCATCAGGATAGACTGATTTAACGGATTTAGCGACCTTCCCTCCTACTTGATCGTAGTCATTGAAGTACTTGTTGCGTGCTTGATATAACCGATCTTTTAACGGCTCATTCACGTTCATGCGATTCCATTTGGTTGAGTGATTAGAGTTCATATTCTTTGAGTTTAGTATAACATACCATCATTTCAATTACATCATTATCTCGAATAGATTTTTCTGCACGCTGAATGTCAATTTTCATCATAGATGATGCGATAAATCCTGCGCCTTTTAACATAGGGTGTTCGTACTCTTTAATGATTTCTCTTACTCTGTTCATCTCATGGAATAATCCATCCATTAGATTTTTCGGTTCTTTTGTTGAGTGTGTGGACATGGTGGTTAGGGTTTAGTAATTATTTCAGATTCAAGTAATCCTTTATCGTGTTCAAATCTTTCTTCAAACATTTCTTGGAAAGTATCCCAAATGTCGTCTGTGTAACCTATTTTAATTACATTACGAACCTCTGCAAACGTTTCAAAATCTGTATCCTGAATAAATATACAATTCGTGTTATTTATTAAAATATGCTCGCCATTTTTAAGATCACAACTAAAATAATTTTCTTTAAAATAAGGCTCGCCAAAGTATTTAACAAAGAATCCATTATTTACTCTGGCAATTCTCCACTCGAAATCATTTTCGTCATTATAACTTATTTCTTCAAGTGTTAATTCGGGAGTTGGGTATAAGTTTGGATTGAGGCAGTATATCATCTCTTAAATTCTTTACAAGTGTTGTTGTGTTGAGTTTCAATCGGTGTTGGGGTGGTCATTGTTTTCCTCTTTCATATAGCGCTTGGGTTAAATCAGCATTTCTTTCTTCTTCAATACAAAGTTAGTTGCAATTTAAACAAACGCAACCTTATGAAACATTTTGGTGTCAATTAAAGAGTATAAATAAACAATAGGTAGCAATAATATATTAAACTTTGTTCCCATTTGTAGACAACTTTTATCTCTTCCAATTGAATGGTAGAATCTATTAAAACTTAAAATTTGTTTTACACAACTCCATTGCTTCACAGCATCTTTCAAACTACAACAAAAAGAATGCCTATACACACCAAACATTTTTAGTTTTATTGGTTCGTCAAGTTTAATATATTCACCGTTAACTTTTTCATACTCTTTTATTCCATCAATGTTATCTGAATATAGAACAAAACTGCAACTAACAACAGGTATATTCAATGCCTGTTTTAGTGCTAATTTGAAATTTTCTGCTTTTTTCATAATTTATCTGTTATTTAAAATTTTTACTATTTAATCAGGCACTAAATATACCTGCGACCGTTATGCCCCATTTAAGTAACGTTTAGCATATTCTATTCCCATTTGAAAAGCATCTGTTAATTTTCTACGTTCAACCCACTTACTATTGCAAGGGTCTCCTACAATTTCTCCAGCATATTCTAACCCCGCCCATCTTATATTTTTTTCATCTGTAGGGTCTCCTTCAAATTTAAAAACATACTTTTCAAATATTGGAGGTCTGTAATCTGTTAAGCCATCCCATTCAGGAATTATTCTACGGGGCATAACACCACCTAAACAAGATGGCTGTTTTAGTTCTTTGTTCATAGCTTTATAATCTCTTTCATCCATTTTCTTAGTATTAATTTTTCGAGGTATAATCAGCCTTTCTTAACGGCTCATTCACGTTCATGCGATTCCATTTTGTTGAGTGTGTGGACATGGTTAGGGTTTATTTAAAGAAGTATCAACATCTGATATTTCAGCATCGGCTAAACTAATTTCAGATACATCTATTTTAGATTTATGAATTGAATGAATCCATGCTTTAATGTCAAGCAGTGTTGCGTCATCAGGAAATATTTTAGTAATCCTTACGTCCTTATAACTATCCATTCCTGTTTGTCTAAGCGTTGTAATTGTTATTGCTGTTTTCATCTCTTAAATTCTTTACAAGTGTTGTTGTGTTGAGTTTCAATCGGTGTTGGGGTGGTCATTGTGTAGAGTTTTTAAAGGTTATGTAATACAGTCCATACGATACAAGTAGTTCAAACGATGCCCTTGCATAATCTTTAGTAATTATTGCAGAATGAAACGCAATTATCATTGTTAATAGCCATAGGATTAAAGTTATTAATTTCATTTCGTAGCCTCCTTGATCTGATTATTAATATAATTTTCCATTACAAATGTTTTAAACTCCTTAAAATGCTCTTGGATTTTTTCAGCATTAGAAATACCTGCATTAAGTAATCCTTTATATCTTGGATTAAATTTAGAATATGGTAATCCTTTCTTTTTTAAAAAAGATGAGGTAATATCAGAAACTGTTTTAGTTGTTACTTTAAAGCCCTGATCTCTAAGCCAACATTCTATTCCATAGCAAGCATCTGTTTTTCTTTGTAAATTACTCATCCCTTCACCTCCTTCATAAACTCCTCGTACAACTCATTACCTAACTTCTCCTTCACTTTATCGTGGATGGATGGTTCGATGTATGGGGTGCATCTATTTAGATAATAATTACCATTATTTGATGATTCAACTATATGATTCCCGTTAAATGTGCAAACTCTACCATCGCTACCTATAAACTTATCCCCCTCTTTCAAATCCATCCACCACTCACGCTTAGGAGGATTGAATGAATAGGTGTCGATGATGTGTTTAGCCATTGAAAAAGTTACACTACAAGCTAATTTATGATTGCCATAGATTTGAAATAATTCTTTCTCCAACTCCTCAACGCTCACAAGTTCTTTTTTGGTGGGTGTGCCGTAGTGGTTGATGATTTCGCTCCATATTTTACGACTATCTTCTGGTGAAGCCCAATTAAACATTTTATTAAACCAATCAGGAGGATTTTCGGGCAACGGTTGTAACACTTGATGATCTTTGAGGGTTGAGTTGTATTGCTTAGTCATCTCTTTTACTTGAGTATTATCCCAATTAAAACTATATCTTTCTAAGAACATCTTCTTCATCCTCTCCTCATCAATCTTCATTGGGTTGAGGGTTGGTTGTGTTAAATGGTGTTTAATGGCTACACAATCATCACAACTTAAATGATTGGTACTATCAATTACTGCAATTATTTCTTCTTTTGTTTTCATGGGTTATGGTTTTGATAGTTAGGGTATTCAATTTTATTACTACATTTAAAATCATCCTCATCATCTTGCTCAGGCTCGAATCTACAATACGATTGGAGGTGTTGAGATGGGGGACAACCGAAGCGCCAACAGTTATCTGCTTGGGGACATTCTCGATTAGTACACATTGTTATATCGGGCATGGGTTAGGGTTTTGGTGTTAATCTTTTGGCATAGTTAAATTTCTTGTTCCTGCTTTTTCAAATTCACAATAATAACAACAAGTATTTTCATCACAATCACACTTAACTTTATCTGCTAACTTTAATTGTTTTATTTCTTCCTCCAACTCCAATATCCTCGCAACATGATAGGCTAGGAGGGGTGATATAACTTCTTCTATAATTTGCTTTTCAGCCTCTTCGATATAAATATGTTCATCTTTATATCGAATAATTATATTAGATATTTTATTTAAAGTTTTCTCATCACTCGGCAACTCTGAGGCTTGGGAGCGGTATTCTTCCATAGCTTTTAATGCTTGAATTGGGGTTATATGTTCAACATAAGACCACTCTTCTTTATCTGTTATATTACAGACTTGCATTAATATTTCGTCTTTAGATTTTTTCACTTGGCTAGGTTCTTTATTCATTGATTCTATCTATTAAATATAAGAATGATCTTTCCTTTGCATCATACTCGCTAGTACAATTTTCTATTGCAAGTATAGATTTTGTTTCATCTTTTAAGATTAATTCAACAGACCACGATCCGTTATTATTATCCCAAGCCTTGACAAGTTTCATAAACTCACCTAATGTCATTTCCTCTGCGGTTTTCTTCATTTTGGTTGGGGTGTTATGATTTAGTTGGTGAAACTTGATTACAACTTAATTTATCAATAGTTAATTTCAACTCCTCAATCTCCTTCGCCATTGCAAGGATTTCAATGCGCATGGTGGGGGCGAGAGTTATTAAATGAATATCGTCTTGTTTCGCATCATGAGAAATAAATAGATTTTTTTTATGACAACGTATTAATTTAATGCCGTCATACACCCATTGTCTTTTAGTCGGAGTGAGTTTTTCAAGTTGGGATATTAGGTCGGTGCGTTCGGGGGTCATGTTAGTGAATTAAATACTTATTACATTGCAAATAGTGGATTATCTTTTTAAGTGTTACTGGCATTACTTCACGATATGGTGAAATTGAATCTTCAGAAACATCTTGAATGTATGCGCCAATAAATTCAACTCCATTTTTTATTTTAAATTCAACATCACAATTTATACATTGTTTGCCATCTGTATGACCAAAAACACGAGTAACACCAACCTTTGTCGTAACACAAATCTTAGCATTGCCCGTAAAATTATTGTCTATTAATTTAGCCATTGCGATAAAATCATCTTCTGTTAATTGAAATAATCTTCTCATCTTCATTATTTTTTATCCCTCCGATTGGTGGTTAGTGTGGAGAGGGTAAGATTCGAACTTACTTCACATGCTAGTAAACCTATAACGGTTTTTAGGGCTTATTCCTACTGGTGTCGTCTTCCGAGTTTCACCACCTCTCCATTAATTTTTTATGATAAGTATGCGAATGCAAACCCAATTATTGCCATTGCAAACATTGTCCACATAAAGAATCTCATTGATACTCCATTAACTCTTTCAAATCTATTTTCCATTTTCTCAATTAATTTTTATCTCCCTGCTTGGGTAGATGGGGTTAGTTAATCTGCTGATTGAATTATGTCAATAACATCTGATAATTTTACATATTCTTCATTATCGTCATTGTCACCATAATTTGATATTGTTTTTAATCGGTTTACTTGCCTTTCAATAATGTTTCTAAGACGCTCTTTTATCTCATCTGTTTTATTTACTTGGTCAAATTCATTTTGCTCATCTAAAGAGTGAAAACTTCTAGTGCAGTTTCCTCTTCCACATATTTCACATCCCATCTCTAAACATATTTATCAATCAACTTAATAGCCTTTTCGGATTCTTGGTCAAACTCTTCTATGAAATAATCACCAAGATAATTTAATATGTTTTCACTTAGCAGGGCTGAAATTACTCTCTCATACTTTGGGTATTTTTCAAGTCCATCGTAATCCATGTGTTCCCATCCTTTAGTGCAACGTGTATTGTATTCGGGCTTTATAATGGCAATAAATAGCTTCTCGGGAATGTGTTTTTTAAGCTCATCCTCTAAGTCATAGTTGTATAAAACTCTAAACTCAAAGCACTCCATTCCAGACGCAGTAAAATCATCTTGCATTTTTTTAACTATATGATTTCCCTTAGATAGGCTCATGTAGTGGTCTAGTCCTCTTTTGAAACAATTTGACGAAGTTCCAATGTACCGTTTACCATTAGATGTATTTGTTATCATATAAACACCATCATTCTCAGATTTTATGTTAGGACAATTTTCAAATATCTTGGCGTGATTGTATTTAAACTTTCTCATGGCTTTATTTTTTTTGTTCAACCCTTTCCTCAAGTATGGTCTTAGCCATATCGAGTATATCTTGATTGTAGTAAACTTTATTAATTACTTGGGTGATGGCAGAGGCTGAAACAATTATTCCTTTTTCCTCTAATCTTTCTTTAATGGCTTTGTGATCTCCATAGACTAGAGCCTTCTTGTATCTCTTTAAATCTATTATTGAATGTGTCATTATATAAATATTAGGTGCAAATATATGTAAATATTTTTTATAGTTCCAAGCGAATTGGTATAAATATTTATATGGTATTATAGATGATCTGTTGTAATCTCTTTCCAATCAATTCCATTAGTAGTATAAGCCTCATTAATTAAATCGTAAACTATCATTCCTTCTACGTAGTGATTATCATATTCATAATATCTTGTCAAGAATGGTTCTGAATCTTTGGGATGGATTAAGTAGTTCATTTCAATTTATAGTTTTTAACTTTTGTTTTGCCTTGTTGAATCCATTCGTCAGTGATTTCGATTCCGTTCTTATGAATGAGGTCGTGTATTCTTGCGCTCCCACGAGTTATCCCATACAATATCCACGCATCGGTTGAAGTGATCGAACCATATTGAACTAGATGATCGTAGATGGTTTGACATTGATCACTGAATCTAGGCTTATTCTCTTGAAGATGATCGTTCGTTTTACTAGGTTCTTTATCGTGAACCTCGAAGTTGAGAGGGATTTGCATGGTTAGTTTAGATTTTTAGCAAACTTATACCCATCAATCCATCCTACTATTTTATCGAACATTCTCTCATTATGCTTAGTTGTCATTTCATCTCTTTCTAGATTCCAGTACATGTCATAAGGTAACAATGTCAATACATTGGGTGCTGATTTATAATGCTCGATCATGTCTTCGTTTTCTGATGACCATGACAAGTCTTTGTAAACTATTACAATTTTTTTATCTTTCATCTTTTTCCATTTTTAAAGTTGTTCAATTTCTTCCCTCGATGGGATGTTGTATTTCAATTTCAATTTGTTCATTCGGATCAGGTACTATGATATTCAAGTATTCAGAAGCCCATTGTTGAATTGATTCTTTGTATTCGCTAAATTCAATCGTGCTTAACTCTGTGGTGCTTCCAACACTTTGCAATATATCCCCATCGCTTGTAATAAATTCACGCTTTAAGAATTTATACTTTAGTAGTTCGTGGGTTTGCTCTTTGCTCATTGTAACCCCTACACTCTTCAATCCATCTTGAACGATTGGAATGATTGCACCCCAATAATATTTTGATTGTTTACTTGTCCTCTTTCCTGCAAGGCGAATGATTAACTCTACAAAACCGCTTCCAATGTTTTGTAAATCGACCACCATATCTTTACGAGAGAATATAGTTAGCTTTCCATCATCCACCTTGCCGAAATACTTGAGGTCTTTCATTTACTTAATCGTTACTTGTACAATGGTCGAACTCTTTTTAATTGGAGGGTGAATAGTATAGATTTCACCCGTTAGGTCATCGACTAAGGTTTCGGATTTCTTCAATGACTTCAGGAAATTAGCACGACCTTTTTTAGCCTCTGCATTTTCCTTTTCTTTCATCTCGTATTGGTTGTATTCAATATCTCCACAACCCGAATAATCATATTTCGTACCCGCCTCTTTAACTTTTAATTCAGCCCCAAGAAGTTTAATATCTTCGCCTTTGTGGTACTTGCTTGCTTCATCAACACAATTAGGTTGAATGGATTCAATGACATCGCCAATAATGGATTGAGCAAACTTTAATTTAACAAGTAGTTGCAGGGGATCGATTGATCCTTGTTGAACTCCTACAACTAAGCGTGTAACGATTTCGTCCATCTTTGCCTTAGATGGTACGGCATACATAACCGCATCATCAATTTCTATTGGTGTATTATTATTTTCCATGTCTTAAATTAATTGAAGTGCTTCTTTTAAATCGTTTTCAGTCGCTTTGCTTACTTTATAAAACTTTCTAACATCTTGAACTGATTTAATTTTATTATCAGCAATTCCCTTTAAAATATTGGTCCATTCAGGAGTTACATTTCCCTGTTTATCGGTACGGTTCAACCATTTCTCAGGCTCATTTTTTTCAGCATTGGGATTAGGTGTGATGGATTGAGATTGTTGTGGAGCATTCCCTTTAACTTCGTGGCTATCCTTTTCAACATCTACGCTATCATCAGGTACGGGAATGCAAAACATTTGAAATGCCATGTATTTAAAGGCTACTGAAATCGCTTTGGGCGTTGCTTTATCTCCTGAGTCCATTCCTTCGCCAGTCATTATACAATGAATCTCAGAACCATCAATGATAGATTTAAAGGTATATTTCATTGATACGATTGCTCTGAATATTAATGAACCTTTAGCAGAGTTAAAATCCGTTAGATTGTGCGATAATAACTCAGGTATTAGAATTACCTTGTTAACGATTAGCATAGGGTTTAGTGCCGAATAAACATCTTCAACCCCTCTATACTTATAGTTCTGTTGTGTGTTGACTCTATCCTTTTGAACGGGTTCAAGTCCTTCCATAATATTCAATATCGCATTGAATATTTCGGGTTGTTTAATTTCTGTTGTTTCCATTTTATTTTTAGTTGTTAGATATATTGATTAGGTCGGTTATTCCACTCTACATCATTCTCCCGATCTTCGTTAGGGTCGGTGTTGGATTCAAAGTCAAGATCAGATCGCATCTCGGTAGCTAGTTCATCAAGTCCTAGTTTAGTAGCTAGTTCGATTAACTCCATGCTTATATCGTATCTATGAACATCCGAGCGGTAACGGGTAGGTATGTTATCAAAGTCCGCTCGTATCATTCGGCTCAGGTGTTCTAATTGCGTTTCGGATAGTTTCATGGCATTAATTCTATTTCTTCATTTATCCCTCCCCAAAAGTCGGTGTCGGGAATATGTTTTGCAGTGTCCCAATAGAACGAACCATACAAGTCAATGTCATGAAGTGCATTCTTAGTTACTGGGTCATCACATTTAATATTATCCACAATCATCTCACGTATTGGTTATGGGATTTTTTTAAGTTTCTGTTTTAGTGTTGACATTATTTGCTCGTTTCTTTAATGTAAATCATTGCCTTTGATAATATCCACATTCCTAGAATGATGAATAGGGGTGTTGTGATTGGGTTGTGAAGTAGTAGTGTCATTTCTTAGCGTGTTTACGTTTTAACATTCTTGAATGATGTAATTTGTTGGACTTCTTTTTGCGACCTTTTCCATTTCCAACTATTCCACTATAACCAAATGACGACATTTGATAGGGGCTTGCAACATCATGGTGCGGAATTTTAGATTGACTTGCACTATGTAACATCATAGCGATTAACGGGTGAATTAAGTTTCTTCTCATGGTTTCTATTTTCTTTTAGTTAGTACATAAATATTAAGTCCTTTCGGAGTTGTGAAGATCGAAGGCTCAAGATCGCTATTAATCATCCATCTAAGCCATGTTTCGATTGAGGTAGTTGTTAGGGTGTGCATTGTTATTTTTTTATATATGAGTACTCAGTTGCCTTATTTTGGAACCATTCAATTCTGAAAGAATCATCATCGTTTAAACCTTCAATCATTTTCTTTAATCCGCCCACCTTCATAATTATTGATTGGCTTGTCGGTAAGCTTGGTGTTCCATAAACAGTATATGGAGGATCAATAATTAAATGCTCTTCTACTTCTGAATTTGATTTTACAACGATTTTTGTTTCCATGTTTATTTAATTAGCCTTTAATTCCAAGTTTAATTCTTTGCTGAACTAAAAACCCTACCAAAGTTGTTGAAAGATTGCCTTTATAAACAATCATATCATTTTTAATTGTGTATTCTAGTCCTAGAGCGTTCATTACTTCAATTCTCCATGCGCATTGACTTGCTTTGTACGTTTTCATTTTTAATACCCTCTATTTAATAGTTGCGTAATTCTTTTTGCAAACCCCTTTTCTGTGTAGAACTTATTGATCCCATTTGAATAGGTAATCATATTAAATCCATCTCTTGAAATTGCTGACCATCCCGATACTTCATTGCTTGCTGAAAAAATACCTTTTTCATCTCTTGCTTTGTTTACATCATGAACGCTCATTTCCCTTGTTGTTTAAATTAGATATGCAAATGTATGTTAATTTATACATACAATCCAAGTAAATGTTTATATAAATATTCATATAAATCTTTATATTACTTAACTCTTTGACAATCACCCCAATTATTTTGCATGAAAAAGCCCCGATTATGGGGCTAGGGGTGGTTAAAGGGTTGAATCTTCTAGGACATCATCGAATAGAGTTAGGTTTTTTGCGCCTTCTTTAAACCTCCTTTCAGCATCTTTTATATTTAGAATAGCTTGCTTATAGTAGGAATCTTTTAACTCTATTCCAATCGCTTTTCTACCCATTGAAACGGGGCTAAACACCTCACTACCTACTCCCATAAACGGGGTTAGGACTACTTCATTAGGATTAGAGTATAATTCTACCAATCGATCAATAACATCTAACTGCAATGGGTGAACGTGCTTTTCATCATCTTCTTCTTTGGAATCTTTGAACGGTAAAACATTGTCAATTCTAATGTCATCCCAAACACTAGAGGCGTACCTCTGCCAAATGTAGTGATTGAGTTTAGTAATCTTATCCGTTTCATTGGTTGCATTTAACCGCTCCCAAAGTTGATCTGAATTTAGATTTGCGTTATTAGCATTATTCCAAGCTCTTAAAATATTAGGTAGAATAGGTGTTTCTCCTGCATAGTGATTAATACCGAAAGGGTGAACTACTGGTACTTGGTTTTCTCCTTTCTTAGTAAAGATTAAAACGTAGTCAGGCATTGCAGTAAAGCACCTAGTAGAATCTTCTACAATAAATTTGTGCATTAACGATTGAACCATTGTACGCATACGAACCTTTAAAGGCTCTTTCCAAATCGTTATTCTATTGCGATATTCAAAACCGTATTTATGATGTAGTCGAATAATCTCATTAGGAAAATCCCACAACCTGCAAGTGTTATCAAACACATCGGTGCAATGAACCGCCGTAATTCTACCGTCTTTGGTAACCCTTGCAATTTCTTTTATTAGATATTCGTACTGATCTAAAAATTGTTCTTTCGTTTCGCAATTACTAAAGTCATTTTCTGAACTTGAATAATTGTATAACCCCGCAAATGGAGGAGAATATACCGATAAATCAATAGACTTGTCTTCTAATGTAGGCATGACTAACATACAATCCGAGTTGTAGATGGCGTACCTATCCGTTACTAATTGATCTTTTACTTTGTTTTCCATTTTGTTTAGTTGTTAGAATGATGGTTTAATTATTTCCTTGTTAAATTCTTTTACGTTATTTTGAAATACACTATTCACATTTTTAGTTAGGTTCTTATGTAGTGCGATTGCCTTTTCTGTTTTCTGTTGAATAGTATCTAGTACTCTTTGTTGACCATCTGAAACTACAATATCAATAGTAACGGGACTGGATTGTCCAAACCTCCAAAACCTCCGTATAGATTGGTAATATTGCTCGTATGACCATGTAGGAAAGAAAACAGAATGATTGCAGTGTTGCCAATTTAAACCGAAAGAAGTCATCTTGGGTTTAGTAATTATTCGCTTAATGTTTCCGCTTGCAAAGTTGATTAAAATATCTTCTTTCTTTTCGATGCTCATTGAACCGATAATTTCAACCGCTTCACTATCTAATGAATTTAAAATCCTGCTTTCATCGTTTAAGTTACACCAATATACTGACGTTTTACCCTGAGCTAATTCAACCGCCTTCTCGCATCTTGATTCAACGGTTTGACGTTGCTCGTGCTTTACCTCTGTCATTGACTTAGCAATAGGCGTGAACATTGTTATTTGACCATTAACATCAATTAAAGACTGATTCTTCACCGTATGTTTATTCACGTGTAATGGAGGTAAAATATAACGATCATTTGAAAATCCAATATCACTAGGCATCTTTACCATTATTGACCACTGATTCACCCAAGCAAAGAAACTATTTTCGGCATGAGGTTTTAAGTAAAACTTTTCGCCAATGTTTCTATTATTTGAATCAACAGAGTTTTGATTATTTTTAAAAAACTTAGTTAACATATCCATATAACCCATGTACCCAAGTGCCTCGCTTGACGTACCTAGTTCAATGAAATCATTAGGTGAAGGGGTTGCAGTGGAAAGAAATCGATACGGTATCTTTTTAATGAATGTAGTAATTTGATTTTTGATTTTTCCATCAAAGTTTTTTAAGATAGAACTTTCATCTAAAATCACACCTATAAAATCATTGGAATCAAAATAGTGCAACCTTTCATAGTTGCAAATTACAATCTTCTTTGTGTGCTTTCCTTCTTTGGAATATTCAATATCATCTATTCCTAATTTTTCAGCCTCTAAAATGAATTGAAATGCAACCGCCAAAGGGGTTAATATCAAAACTTTTTTATTCGTGTTTTCAATAATGTTTTTAGCAATCGATAGTTGAATTAAAGTTTTACCTAGTCCAGTATCAGCAAAAATTGCTACCCTCCCTTTTCTTACTGCCTTCTCAATAATAAATCTTTGAAAGTCGAAAGCAATGTCAGGAATGTAATTAGGTTCAAATCCAAATTCACCTATTGAATGTCTTTTGTTTTGTAGAAATTCTTGATAGTCCATAAATTAATAAAGCCCCTTTCAGAGTAGAGGTCTGATCGGGGCTTTTAGTAGTTAGCTTTTTAGCCACCACCAAACGCCTCTACTCATTTGGTGGTTCGGGACAATATTACAAAATCATTTTCACATAATCCAAGTGAATGCAATAAAAATTATCAGAAGTCCTATGATTATCACCTCAATAGATTTGCATTCATTGAATGGGCGGTTCATTTAGTAAGTCTAGCAATAGTCCCATCCTTAGCCTGCGATGATCGTGAAGAGCCGAAATAGTACCCACATACTAGCATAAAGATATTGGTTACACTTGATACGATGGTAAAGGTAATATTCTCTGAAGGCTTAATATTACCCGTTAGAACCAATATAAAAAGGATGCAAGTAAAGATCGTAAATACTAGGGCAATCAAACTACCCGTATTTTTAGCAAGCCATGAACTAGATTCAGATTGATTAATTAAAACCTCCCTAGCACGTGCATCTTTTCGATCTTCTACCTCAATGCGAAACCCTTCTAAATCTTGCTCCAAAAACTTTAATGCTACTTCTTTTTGCTCAGCGGTTAATTCCGTGCTACCAGTAATCATGTCCTTAATAGAGGTCGCAGCCCCTACCCAATTACCCGTTGCTACTTGTCCGATTGTAGTTAATAATCCCGGTGCACCTTGACCCGTTAGGAATGTTCCTAGTTTAGTTTCTTTGAATGGTTTTTTTGCCATGATGTTATATAGGTGAAATTTAATTTATGCTCTGTAATTCAACAATTTTTGTCCAGTTTTTTTGCTAATTTACTGGACATTTTACTCAATCCTAATCATCATTTGATGCGGTGCTACTGATGTCCCTCCGAAATATGGATATTGATACCACCCCGACCCTTTAGGAAAGTTCGTAAACTTCAATCTCATTATTCCGTACCTCATGCCTTGAACACATACAAATATCAATTCCTTGTCAGTCCTTTGGATACTGCATTGAATAGGCTTGTTAGTTATAAACCCTTTACCGATCAATTGACCTGAGCCTTGTATAATCGAATCTTTAGGAATAGTCCACCGCTTGCCTTTGTAATGGATGTAAGCGTATAGGTCAATCGCATAACCACTCTTACAATTCCATCCAATACGTAAGGAACTAGATGAAGTGAAACCAACGCCCCACCCGAATAGTTTATTGATGTCACTATCATCATTAGTTCCAAGATTGTAGATACACGATGAATCGAATGTAACCGATTTCTCTAGTTGACTAAGTTCACCATGCCATGAGTAGGGATTGGGTGAAGGGTAGTGAGAACCTTTCTTGATGGTAAAGGTTTGAGCGGTTAGGCTAAATGATAATAAGAAGGAAAGTGCAAAAAATGCACATTGCTTTTTCATGCAGTAAAACTTATCAATGACCGGTCAGGATGAACAAAGATTGCATTAGTGTACTTCCTTGTCCTTCGCATTACAGTACCACCGTTAGAGTTATTCTGAACCGATGTATTGCCCTCAATTGATTCAAAGTAATTAGCATCCATTCGTTTTACAAAGATTCCCGTATGATCGAAACGACCATCACCGCCCCAATCAAAGAAAACAATATCCCCAATGATCGGATCGGTTACGATGGTACCCTGCTTTTTAAAGTATGCAACCGCAGTTTGACAACCCGCAAAACCTTTCTTAAAACCGATATTACCTAAGTTAAAGCCCGCTTGAGCATAGCACCATGAAACGAATATTCCACACCATGCGACCCCATCGAACCCGAACCACTTACCGTATTTTGTTTTATTGGAGTTTTTAGGAGTTTCGGCATAACCGATTTCTTTTTCTGCAATAGCAACTATTTGCTCTCCTATTACGATTCGTTCTTGTATCATTTCTCTCCGAATTTACATCCCATGACAAAGAAGGCAAGAATTAAACCTCCTATTAATGAGATTATTTGATTAAATATTTTAAGTTGAATTGCATCACTAGGCAAAGCCCACCCCACTGATTCACCCGCTTCGTACACCGTATAAGCCTCCGTATAGACATGAATGAACCAAAGTATGGGTAATAACCCTGCTACCTTTAACCGATTGCCTTTTAGATGAGAATTAAAAACTTTATTCTTTTTAAAGAAAAGCAAAAACACATATCCCATTGCAACCATCAATACTAACATCTCGGAAATGTATAAAGCCATTAGAAGAATTGACATACATTTATTTTAACTTTTCGGTTATTAATAGTTCTAATCTACGTGTTGAGGCTTCTTGTCTATCGACTAGCTTTGCTAAATTCTCATTACTTGTTTCAACTCCATTAAGAGCATCTGCTACCCTTTCAAGTGTTTGATTAAGCCTATCATTTTGAACGGTTAAATCCGCTCTCCATTCTTTGCGCTCAGAACGATTATCGCGGTACATGAATACGATAGCGCCAGCCAATGAAATAACAATTCCTGACGCTATGGCTAACATGTATTGTGTTAGCTTAAAATCTTGGATGAAGTTAACGGACGCTATAGCTTCTTGCTCAGTCATCACCGCTTGGTTGTGGAATAGTCCCGTACATAATTTCGATCACTCTGATTTGCTCAGGTGTAGGCTCAGGGAATGGTTGATCTTCGTTCATTTCTTTTCAATGTTAGCAGTTGGAATAGCTTCTTGTAATCGTTTGCAGGCACGAACTACATTACTCAATGATGAATAAGATTCACCACCGTCAGCAACGATCTTACCGTTCTTAGCGATGATACGAATGCACCATCCTTTTTTGCCTTTGTAGTATTGGATTTTGTAGCGCATGGTTATCTAACTGTTATGCCTTGTTGATATGGAGTTTGTCCATTGGTTTGCCACCCCTTAATTGATACTCCATAAGGAATTGCGCCGACCCATTTAGTTGCATCTGTAATAGTAAACTCAGCAGGGAAATCCTCGAACTGAATACGACCACCCGAAACTGATTGAAACTTGCTTCCACTTGTCAAATATGGGAATCTTTTCAATAACAATTTAGCATAAGCAGAACTTTCAAACTTTACAATTGTGTTATCATACTGACCGAAATAATCGGAAACGGTTGAAACACCTTGCTTCTGTTTGATGTAAACACTAGCAATTTTAGCTTTATTCTCATGGTGAGTAGAAGCCATATTTAAACCATGAACCACATTACTATTTTGATCGTCCCAATATACATGATAATCCGCCCCGTTTAAAACTCCTTCGTAGATTTCGTGGTAAATCTCAGTTCCACTACAAGCGATAACCCTAATATTGGCTAGTTGACCATCCGATGAACGGTATTTATTATGTGCTATATATGGATGATTGGATTGGCTAGCCGAGTTTGAACCCCCCGTAAATCTTGCATAGTCTAAATTGATAGATACGTAATTCTCCCAAAAATAGTTGTGGACAATATTTGTCCCCATACACCACCTTAAATCCATTGCGTATTTGAAGTTTCTAAAATTGCAGGATGAAATCTCGCTACCATAATTAGCCTCCATGTAAATACAGATATTATTGCTTCCGTAGAAATCTACATTCTCAATAATTAATCTCGTATCAATTCCTTTGTTTGCCTCTGATAAACTAGTATAAGATCGAACGATGAAGGTATCAATGTTACTAGGTATAGTCAACTTATAGCCATCCCCATGAATTATTTTAAATCGATTATAGGTTTGTGAAACTCTCCATTTACCACCCACTACAATATCAGCACCAAGTGTAACGGCTCTAATATTATCGTTTTGGAGTTGTGAAATTAGTTCCGCCCATGTTCTTACCTTTCCATCACCACCACCCCCACTAGGAGGGCATGAAGGACAAACCCCATCGACACCATCTCGACCATTAGTCCCATTCAATCCATTCGCACCCGCATCGCCTTTATCACCTTTAATTCCCTTTCCTAATTGAGTAGGGGATTCACGCCACTTTGAACCCGTCCAAATGTAACTTACATTACTAACGGTATATTGCCAAATATCTCTGTTTTTAGAGAATGATGTCGATGGATTATTCGCAGGAAAACCGCCCTGCCAAATTCGACCCGCTCCAGTGATGGGCTGAGCAATCGCAGTGTAACCGATACACAATAACAGTCCAATGATTAATAAGAAGCTACCTACGTAGCTTAATGATGATTGTTGTTTCATAAGTGATTATTCAAAGTTTGCGATTGCGTCAGCTATTTCCGCTTTGATTTCATTCAATTTTGATTGTGCATTATCGACAGTTGATTGAACCGTAATATCGAAATTGATTTGATCTAATCCCGTAGTGTCAATGTCGGTTGGTGAAAACTCATCATCATTTAGAAAATACTTTTCGCCTGCGTTGTTAACGAATACAACCCCTTGAGGTAAATTAAATAATGCTCTCATGTTTTTTGTTTTTTTATTGGTTATAAATATGTTTCGATGATTACTAATTGACCTGAAATAATATTATCAGAAAGACCCACAAAAGTGTCAAACGTCCATATCGGTACTTTCCCAACTAGAATATTTCCAAATTCAATGAATCCCGCTTGACCCACAGCTTCTTGATTGACACCTCCAAAAGTTACAACCGTTTTAGTTGTGCTAAATACGTTTCCTGCATTTACGATTTCATACCATCCCAAATTAACATAGTTGGTTGTGAATACTTCACCGTAATCATTTCTCAAGACAAGGTCAACAGTAGGCGCATCGGAATCGACTTGAGATATCTTAGCTTTCCAAATCTTTGGAGGACAAATGTTGTAGGTGAAACCGCCCGTAACCCCAACTATTGCAAGTTTTGACCACTCGATAACGTCAGCCGAAATAGTTACTAAAGCATTAGTTGCAATATCCAATACAGCACATTTAATAACTCCGTACATATTGATAGCCCCCTCAGCAGTACCCGTTACCTTAAACGTATCACAATCTAAATTGAAAGTATCATCAATGGTAAAAATTGTTCTCGTATCAATGATGAACCCGTATGGAGTTTTTACCGTTAACAACCCAAATGATCCGCTACTTTCAACAGAAATATTCTGATAAGAGAAATTTGTAATCGTCAATGAATACGGATAAGAAGTCGTATCATAATCCGTAATGTCGATTTGAGATGTTGATGAAAGAATAATCAATGCCCCATCAACGGCAGGATTTAAAGCAGCAATAGCAGCGTTTGCCGTTAAGAATGGTTTACTGATATTCCCAACTAAACCCGTACCATCATTGCCACCACTTGAAACATAGGCGGTATTTCCTGAGTTGGATGGGAAGGTATAACCACCTCCGCCCGAAGCATAAGCCGTAACGTCAGCATCGACTAAGGTAGCCAATGTATAAGCATCGTTAGGACTACACACCACACCGTCAAAGAAACATTGAGTAGTTGAACCGTTAATGTTTTCCGTGTGAACCGTTCCAAATGTTAATATTGCAACGTATGGATTTGATGCGCTCATTAATGCTTCAAAATCATTTGCATCGAATGTGTATGTATTGTCCTCAGATAATGATCCGTCAACATACTTTAATATCTGAACCGATACGGTTGAACCCGAAATAAGAGTAGCGGGTTTTATGTCTATTTTATTAACCATTTTATTTAATCATTATTTATTGCCGTTATTCTTGCACTTCCACTAGGTCTAGAGGTTGATGAATCACAATCCCCCGTTAGATACTCAGGATACATTGATGCGTTACGGTGCAAAAACGTCAATACATCATTCAAACTTGCAACCCCTAAACTTTTATGATATTCACTTTCTTTTGAAATTTCTTTTAAATCTAACGGCTCAGAATTGGGATTTGATTTCTTGACCAATCCACTAGCGGTATCCTGAACACCCGCCCGCATCGCATAACGCGAATAAGCAAAATGAACAATCGACTTTTTTAAACCTTGAAAGAAATAAATCTTTGAATTATATGTGTATTCATCGCCATCAAGTAGAGTAACGTAATTCGCATCGGCTCTATTGATAACTAGGTCAGCATAGAACGAATCTCCTAAGATGGGTTTAATGTCGTAATGTTGAGCGTTTAAAATATGGGTATTCATCAACGCATCGAAGTTACCATACTCCGCAACTTGAACATAGGGCGCAAAGTCCGCCTTTACGATTAACAATGTATTTTGATCACTCATTGATTTGCGTTCCGTTAATTAATGAATCTGCATCCTCTTTACTCATTCCAAAAACCAATATACAATAATTTACTTTTTGCTCTTTTGTCATTACTTGGTCAGCCATAATAGCTTGTAAAGATTGCATTCCACCTACCCCAATCTGTGAAGCCAACACTTGACGTTTCGCCTTTTCTTGAAGCCCTGAGATTGGAATTACAATATAATTATTCTCTTTATTAGGATTTCCATCAAACCAATTTTCAAATATAGGTTGATAGATTAACCCAAGTTTTTCGCGTTCCTTTTCCGTGCGTTGATCGTAATTTTTTACAGCGTCTTCCCATTCCGTACTCTCTCCAAGTGAACCACTTGTTTTGATAGCGTGTAAAATCAAAGGCTGACCAAATGTGCGAATGATACGATTCATTACGTTAGGCTCTGTATTTTCAAATAACTTGTCATTGTTAGTAACGGGTAGTCCCAATACTTCAGGCTTTTGATCGTCTGTTTCAGCCTCTACCAACATCATCTTATTACTATTTGATGCGCCTTGAAAAGTTTTTAAATTATCAACAAATTCATCTCTTGCATCGTCATCCTGAAACTTTCCTTTGTGGATGAAAATAGCATCAGCCATGAATCCAGTTTGAATATTTCTTTGTGCAAAAACCTTAATACCCGCATCCGTAACCAAGTCTTCAAAGCACGGATCACATTTGGCAGTTGGATATTTACGATGACCCGAATATGAATAGTAAAATATATGCCCATTCCATTTATCAAAACCTCCCGCGCCTTCGATCTGTGAAGCGATCTTTTCTTTATCACTTGTAAAGAAATCTAATGACTTCATCAAATCTTTTTTCCTGCGACCTCCGTACTTTTGTCCATCCCAATCATCATAAACAACCGCATGACTAATAACACCCAAGTCATCAGGCATTGCAAGTCGAACGTAATCGAATGGTATGATGTCAATACTTGCAACTTCTAAAAGTGCATTGTATCCAATGTGAAGCGATACGCCTCTAAAATATGCGAAGTCATTACAAACTAATTCGTGAAGGTCTTTCAATGTTTGACCTTTTGCATTTACGATTAATGTATTAAAATCTTCTTTAGCAAATCCACGACCAAACAAATGAGTAGCAAATAATTCAACCGCCCCGCTACCCGTTACAGAAGCAGCCACAGAATCCTTAACCCTTTGTGGGTATAGGTTATCTATGTCATAAGCAAGTATACCCTCTGCACGAAGTTCTTTCGTTTCTACACGCTTGATCTTGCTACCTATTACGGTTGACTTTGCCATTTAGATTATTTTCTTTTTGGAAACTTTGATTTTGTTTTTGTTTCTTCGACTGGCTTCTCCTGAATTTCTAAAGTGGAAGTTTCTTCAGCTACTTCATTTTTCACCTCTTCTTGCTCATGTTCAACCTCGATAACATCAACCTTCTTAGCTTTCAGTGCTTCAATGTCTTTTTGGTAATCACTAGGAAATTCATCAAACAAATTTACGTTATTTTCATTCTCGGATAACAACATTGCACCAACTTCATCGGTCATTGATTCGTTTGTATAATGTCTATTTGTGCCTTGACAATATGCTAGCACGCCATTCTTTAATTTATAGTTAGTCATGACTTTATTTTTATTAAATATGTGATCGGGGTTTGAATCTCTTTCAATGTATTTTAAGATTGATGAATGGGCAACCAGCGCTTCGTGAGCGCAACCGCTACAAGATACGATTCTGCCCGTTAACCGATAGTATAAATCCGTTAATTCTTCCCCAGCCTCACGCGATACTATTACCGTTTTAATGTCGGGATGTTTCGCGATAAAATTAATACACCTTTCTCTATTTGTCATCTCCATTTTACTAAAAAGGGAGGCGAGTAATTCAACTCCCTCCCCTTGTAATCTAACAACTAAATCTATGCAACCCGTTTCTTATACCAATCCTGCGATAATTGCGTCCGTAGTAGCCTCACTTGTATCGAATAAACGATAAGGAGGATTTGTTTCGCGTGCGTATTCCTGCGTCTTAAATGTGATATTCCATGCTCCTGCATCATCAACATTCTGAGGTATTCTTTCCAATGCTTCGATGAACATACCCGCATCTAATCCGTAGATATCATACTTGGTATTTCCTGCCGTTCCTTTTGAATTGTTTTGAACAATAACCACAACTTGAGAATCTTTCATCTCAGAAATTTGTAGTAATACCGTAGGTGAAATATCGAAAGCTCTGATCTTTACTTCATGCTCCCAAGTATTATCGTATGTGCCTTTTACAACACGTGCAGCAGGCTCTGTTGATTTTAGTTTGCCCTCGAATAAATAGAAAACCTTCGTAGCAACCATCGTAATGGAATCTACTACTTGGTCGTTTGCGACCTCTTTAGTCCATGATGCGATGTCTGCTTTGTTTGCTATCCATACATTAGGCGAAACACCGCCTACTAATTTATTTGTACAACTGAGCGTTAACCCAGCACTTAATTCTCCACAAGCCATGTCTTATAGTTTTTTTGTGTTTAAATGTTAGTAAGCAACCGCAGCCAATACATCAAGTGCAACCTTCGCATCCAAAGAGAATCCGAAATCTGTTACTTGCTTCTTGTTATACTTGTCAAAGAATGAATCGAATGATGCAAGTGAACTTTCTTCCTCAACTCCCAAGTACAAGTTTTCACGAGTAGTTAAGATGATACGGTGAGGCAAGTACCATGAAGCACCTGAGTTAGTACGGTAGTAAGCATCAATTGTGCGATCTAAGAAACTCATTGCACGTACTTCAATTCCGTTTGATGCAAGGTTATTCACACCATCTTCTTGACGCATATAAGGTAAGTCGATGCCCGTTACACTCTTGCGCTCTTTCTCATACTGATCTTTTACGCTTTGAGTAACAATGAAAATTAAACCCGAGCGATCTAAGTCACGAAGACGTAAATCAGCAGCGTAGAATAAATTATCTAATGCACTTGTAACTACTTTATTGGTTACGTCAGTAGAGTTGAAACGCTGAAGCGCGAATGTTACTTGAGCGTTCTTAGTTGCTAGATCGGTAATGAAAGAAGCACCACCATTTAAGGCTGCTAACTGCTTCCAAAATCCGTTAAGCATACTGAAATACTTAATTTGACCAGCACTCAAAGAGTTGTTTGTGCCTGCTGCAATAGCAGTATCACCAAACCATGCAGTACGTAGAATTACTTCTTCGATCAATTTCGCGATGATGGTTTCAAACCATACTTGGAAATCCGTTCCCGTTAAATCTTCCTTTGCAATGTTGTTCTTTAAACCCCACTGAAAGAATGATCCCATCAAATCTTCGTAGCACTGCTCGGCACGATCAGAAATGTAAGCGGGTGACCAAGTTTTATCAATGATCTCAGCCGTTAATGAAGCTGGCGTAATATCACAATCCGATTTTACGAAGCCTGCAAGTCCTGATAGTTGACCAAGTGCAGCAAGTCTTTTGCTACCTTTGATTCCTTGTATAACGGTATGAAACTCCGTTAATGCAGGGTTTTGAAATCCTGACTTAATGAGAGCCTCACTAAGTAATTTAATATCTTCTTTCGATAGAGCTGGTGCGCTCGTTACTACTGATGCCATTGTATGTAGTTTTTAAATGTTTTTATTTTTTGTTTTGTAATTCTTTTTTACGTGCTTCAATCTTTGCGCGTTTTTCTTCAAGAGTTTCCTCTTTCGTTTCATCACTCTTTACACCCTTGTTGAAAGTTCCATTACTAGAAGGAGGCGTGTACGAAGTTTTAATAGTCTTCAAATGATTCGTAATAGTTCCAAGCTCTGTTTTGATGTCGGTAATGCTAGCCGTTAGCGTAGCAATCTCAGCATCTTTAGCAGTCAATTGAGCCTTTAAATCTTCAACCGTTTCGGTATTATCATCGCTCGCTTGAGCCTCTGTTACTGCCGTTACTTTTCCATCTTCGCACGTGATGACAGTACCATCTTCTAAAGTAGCAGTACCCGTAAAGTTTTCACCGTTCTTAGTAACTGCATCACCTACTGCAACCTTTTCGCCTGCCATGTCGATTTCTAATTCGTCACCGCCTTCTGTTTTTACCATTGCGTTTTTGATTGGTTGACCTATTGACTTAAATAAGTTTTTGATTTCATTGAAACCGTTCTTAATATCTTCAGCTATTGTGCTCATTTGTTTTGAATTTATTTCTTTTAAATGTAGAATTGCTTTTGCCTTTGCCATTACTGGTTCTAAAATGTCGGTTGCAAATTTTAACTCGACTGCTGAATCTGCTTTGATATACGTTTCTTCATCCATCATTGCCTTTAATGAATCGCGATCTGAACCCGTTTTCAATACATAAAAATCTAAGATTTTATTCTCAGCATCGCGTACCGTATCAGCATACTTTTCGATGTCGTCAGCCGTTCCGCCCGTAAATCCCCACGGATTATGAATCATCAATTGAGCATTCTTTGAAACGCTTCTTTTCGACCCTGCTAAAAAGATTACAGTAGCAATTGAAAAACAATTACCGTCAACGATAGTATTTATTGAAAGCCCTGAATTGATTAAAGCGTCATGAATTGCAAAGCCTTCATTTACATCCCCACCGTTTGAATGGATATGAACGTCTAAAGTATCCGCGCCCGAATCCTTTGCATCTTGAATTTGACGCGTTACACCTCTAAGGTTAACACCGCCCCAATCTTCTGCGCTTGAATCCTGCCACGCTATGACATCACCATGAATGAATAAAGAATATACCTTTGCCATTGATAGCAAAAGTAAAAAGTAGGTATGCTAAAAAATTAAACCTTATCGTTTAATGATTTCAAAAGTTTGCATTGCCCTATAAACTACAATGTGCGACACTTTAAACTCGTCACAACATTCACCAACTAAAATAAATCTTTTCGTATTTTTTCTACGCTCAATTAATTCTTTCATGCGCTTAGAAATATTGTAGTGCATAAGTACGGAGGTAGAAATCACCGCGCCCTCAATTAATGTTTGAAGTGCGCCCGTATTTTCTAGTTCATTCATCAAATTATAAAGTCGCGGTTGCTCTGACATTCTGCATATTTGAGTTTACATCGATGATTTCTTGCACGCTCACGATAGGCGTTATTTGTAATTCGCTTACTGCTAATTTAACTGCCATTGCTATATCGTTAACACTTGCACCTACTGAATTAGGAATAACAAACGGAGTAGTAAAACCACCCGTAGCAAAAGCAAATGCACCTGTACGTTGGAAATTCTCCAATGACTGAATTACGGGAGCGGTTCGAGGATCACGAAGCAATCTTCCTGACGCTATCCACTCTCCCTCTTTTTCACCTGCTAAATTCATCCATGCCGTAGGTTTATTAATGTACCCTCTAGGTGAATTGGTGAATGTTGGATTGTATTTGCGTACCATGTCGCTTGCAGAATATCCGCCATCTTCGAACTTTTGGGCTGAAATAGTCGCAATGTTTATTGCTGCACCGATACCCGCTTTAATATTCTTTGCTAATAATTTAGCTTGTACAATTGCTGATCCACCGGGAATTTCATTTAATGGATCGTGTGCAGCGAATTTATTATTAGCCGAAATCTCACTACGTAAATTTACTATCACTTCACTTATTGCAAGTGCTTTTAAGAATGATGCAAACTCTTTTCTACCCTCTTCGGTTGATGCGATTAAGTTAGCAACTCCACGAATAGAGTCCATTAATAACTCGCGCTCTATTTGCGCTATTTCTTCTTTAGCTGCAAGTAATCTTAAATCATCTTCAATGATTTTATTATTATTTGCAATCGCACCATCGACACGTAGTTGATCTAATTCACCCAAAGTTTCATTTACCGCTGATTGGGTTTCTATTTCTGTCAACCCCTGCGTTTTATAGAACTCTATTTGAAGTGCTAATAAATCCTCATTGTATTCCTGTTGTGAAATCGTACCCTTTACAAGTAGCTCATCTAATCTTTGTTGACTACTTGCAAACGCACGCGCATCTTCAATCTGTCTTTGATTCTGATAATTTAACTCCGCTTGTAATTGATCGTCTAAGTTTTGTTTCTTAGCAATCAATAATTGTTGGTCAAATTCATCCTGAGTAATTTGTCTAGCAGAAAGTGAAATCTTTAAATTATCTTCAATAGTTTTAAAGGTCTTATCTGATTCGCTAATCTCTAAATTACGATTCGATTCTGCAATGGCTTTCTTTTCCGCTACTGAAATTAAACCATACTTACGCTCAATCTCTAAAACTTTTTCGGCTGACTGTTGAATGAGTGCAAGTCTAAGGGATTGTTCTTCTTGGGAATTTCCTTGTATCGCATCTAACTTTTCACCTAATACTAATGATTCGGCTGCGATCTCTCTAGTCTGCCCATCTCGTATTCCATCAATAGCAATTTGATTCGTTTGCTTTCTAATATCCTCGCGCTTCTTTGCCGTTTCAATGTCTAATTCTAAAAGATCGTTTTGGTATTTCTTTTTGATAGCTAGTATTTGAGTATCTGAAATATCACTTTCTGAAAGTTCTGCATCACGTTGTTTCTTTAATAAATCTTTGCGAAGTTCTAACGATTCAATTCCTTGCAATTCTAACGCTCTTAGTTCTTCATTGAGTAAAGCAATACGACCTTGCAAAGCGTCTTTCTGATTCTTTAAAATTAACTTAGCCCCGTCAGCATTATCTTCAATTGTTTTGTTTTGAAGTTTTGCATTTAGAGTTGTTAGTTCTGTTGCTGACTGAATGTAAGAATCTTTTAACTCATCATTCGCATTTGCTAAACCACCCTTTAATTCGATTTCTGTTTTAGCAATCTCAAAACGTTTGCGCGCTGCAATAATTTCTAACTTTAAATTCTCTGATTCTAAGTCCTGAGCAATCTGTAAAAATCCTAAACGCTCCCTTGCCGACTTGGTTCTGTCCTCTGATAATCTCCTATTCTTATCTATCTCAATATTATTCTTTGCTATCGCAGCGGTCATTGAGCGTTCAAAATCTTCTAACTCCTGCTTACTCTTTGCATTATCATAGGCTGCTTTCGTATTCTTTGCAAGTGTTTCGGTTGCATCATCGAACGATCCAATTAATCCATCTAGTGAAAAGTTTTGAATGAACTCCAAAGGACTTTTCAAAGCCTTAACGATACCCGCGCCAAAGTCAAATATAATTTTACCAACTTCGTAAATCGCTTGACCCATACCCGCAAAGAGTTGTTCTACCTTCTCTACAACGGGATCGATCTGACGTAGGTAATTAAATACGGCTGCGAGTGCTATTACAAGTAATCCTATTCCCGTTGATGCGAGTGCAGCCTTCAAAGCATTCATCGAACTCACGCCCACCTTTCCAGTCTTTCCAAGTGTATCACCTAACTTTCCAACTTGAGCCGTACTTGTATCGGTAACCTCACCCGCTACACGACCACTTTGCGCCCACTCCGTTACAATACTTACACTTTGCGATACACCCTCTTTAAACTTCTTAAAACCATCACTAGCACTAGCAGCCCCACTACGTACTGCATTAAATGCTTCTTTTACCGTACCTAGTGAAGTACCAAATAAACCCGTTTTATCAACTGCCTCTAAAATTGAATTAGTGTAATTACCTACATTCTCCCTTCCATCATTTACGGATTTTCCGAAAGTGATTAAGCCCGTATTGTATTTGTTGAGTTGTTCAACTGATTTTTCACCCGCCTCGCTTAAAACGATTTGACCATCTGCATTTTCTTTAATCGTTCCTTTGAGTTGATCTAATTGAATTTGTTCTAATCCCCGCGCTTTTCTTAATTGCTCTTTTGATTGTAATGTTTTACCATCGCTTTGAGTAATTAAATCATTCGATAGGGTTACTACTTTTAGTTGATCTCTTCGCGACTGTTGAATTGATTTAGTTTCCGCCTCTGCTGCAATGGTGCGTTTATTAATAGCATCAATTTCTTTTTGATTGCCACTTTCAACCGCCTTAGATAATTCCTCTAAATCTTTTTTGCGCTGAGTTTTCATTTCAGCAAGTTTCTTGTCAAAACCTGCAACGGCTAAAATTGCTTTATCCCTCGACTTCTCTAAAGCATCGGTATCGATGGTAATATCTATCAATATTTTTTTATCGTCTGCCATAACCTAAATTCTTTGTAGTTCAACTTTGCACAACTTACTACTCTTATAATTCTCAATCTTATTCACATAAAACCAACTATTTAACTGCTTTAAATATACGGGCTTTGTGAATGAAAAACTTTGCATTGCGCTAGGAGGTATTAACATATTGCACGTTACGACCTTGTAATCATTTAATGTGTCGATCCATCCCGTGTAATAACGGTTAAGCATGTACGAAAATGAGTGAGTAAATAAACCAACGCTTGCATTATAAAAATCGTTTTGATTAGCCGTACCCGCCTCGATGATGCGTACATAGTTTTCCGTTAGCCCGCTTGGATTTAATGGAGTGTTCACCCTTCTTAATATTCTAGGCTTTGGCGTTACGGGCTTATCATCAATATCGAATCTCAATACCTCCGCCATTTCAATACCTTGCAATCTCGATACGGTGTCACTTGCTGCAACGGGTACTTTTATTGCCGTTCCTTTTTCTTTTAATGTATCGTCATCAATAGCGAAAGATGAATCCCCTAAGAACTCTGTAACCTCGTCATCCTTACTAAATATACATTCGTTAGTTTTTGCATACGTAGAATGATATTTTATTGAATGACTACCAACATCTAAATAATTAGACCAATCGATTGAACCATCTAAACCGCGCAATGCAATCACTTCATCTAAATTAAAGAATGTTATGATTGAAGAAAATTCATCTGTTTCAAATGATTGACCGTACAATTGACAAGTCATCTTTAAGAAATCTTTTTGTGACATATCGGGTAGGTTTCTTGAAAACCTCCACATTCCGCCCCAAAATAATTCTTCATCTAAATCGAATTGGAAATAACTTTTGCCGTTTGTTGTGTCATCACCCGTAACTATTGCGACCAAGTAACCCAGTGGATGACCGATAGGATTATACGTCACAGCCTCAAGTCCTATCGTATCGCCAGCCTCAACATCAACAAACAATTCAAAGTCGAGGTAATTGTTTGCATTGTCATTAGCGTTTTCATGTAGCAATGTTTCACTTGTAGCGACCTGCACCGCGTTAACCATTACTTGCACATAGCATAAAGTTCCCGTTACGGGTAGCATGTCATTAACATAAACAACTAAATGCCCTTTTACTTTAATCTTTCCTTTGTGGGGAACGGTGTAAATTCCAGTACCTACATTTAGATTGCCGTTTACATCATACCCATCAACACTATCATCCGCAAATGTTAACGGTACTGTGCTATAAGTTCCCGTTGGTGTTGGTGTAAGTATTTCCGTTGTGGTGTTAACCGCCTTTGTTTTGCTCTCTTCAATTTCGGGTAGACCTTGCTTTGGTATTTCATTAACAAAAGGAAATAATGCACGTGTATATTCTAGGTCTGCGAATACTTCACCTTCAAATGTAAATCCTGCATCTATAAATATTTGTTCGAGTACGGTTGACCAAAACAAATGAAAGAACATTTCACTGGCTTCAATTTCATTGCCCGTACTTAGTACGTGACCGTTATCAAGAAGTACACATGTAGGACTTGCCGTATTAGAATACATGGAGGCAATACCCGCAAAGTCCCACATTATATCGTAGGCTGACAAATCCAAATCTGAAAGTTTTAACCCTTCAATCTTATTGAACAAAGAAGTGTTTCCCGAATAGATTGATATGTTAAAATCTCTGCCCGCGTCATTTATTACACAGTATCCTGAACCAACAAGTTGAACCGATCCCGAATAATACTGACATTCGATCTTCTTAAATGCTTTTCTCGTGTTACTCGATAGCGAATTAGTATATCCAAATATCGAAATGTTATTATCGGTTTTAGGAATCTTCAATGAGTATGAAAAACCACCCTCGCGATCAGTCATATCTCCCAAGTTGTTAACCGCGAAATTCATCCCAGCCTGATCGCCTTCGTAAAGATCAACTCTATTGCCTTCTATGTAAAGTCTATCTGCCATTAATTCGATACGGTATAAATCTCAGGATATTCTAATTCAATTGATATGTCAACCGTTACACCTCGCTTTTGATATTGGAATCCTTTAGGAATAACTTTCATTCTCTTCCAAGTGTAGGATGATACGCCAGTAAAAACGTACACGGCTGGGCTTCTTTCAATTCCTTTGATACCCGTGAAGTCATCAATAGAAACAGTAGCACCGCAAATGATACGCTCCACGCTTTCCATTCTAATAGATGTCGATCTAAAGTTTTGAGTAGCTAAATCAGTTGGATCAGAATTTAATTCACCAACCGATTTTGATGTGAAGCCTACGATTTGATTCTTACTAAATAGCCAATAGTCATAACCACCCCGTGAATTAACCCAGCATAAATACACATTGTTTTTAGTGCAAACAGTGCCAAGTTTTACTACAATGGTTTCCAATAATTGAACATCATCAACCCCATCATTGTAATCAACAAATAAATCTATTGCCTTAGTTCCGCTTGTATAGGTTTCCGTTAGCAGCAATCTATTCACTCCATCAATTTCTGAATCAGGCATATTGGTTTGAACGGTTGACAAGGTTGCTCCGCCCTGATCTTTCTCGACTTCGTTTCTTCTCAATGTTTCTCCCGTCATATCATTTGGATAGATAAATGAAATACAAAAAGGAAATCCCGCGAAGAATGTAGGAGATGGAAAATCCGTTAACCACTTTGGTAATGGGTCAACCGCTACGGGAAACATGTGATAGTCGCAAAAGTTTTGACCGTACAACTCTCCTATTTGTTTGACCCCGTCAACAAAATAGTATTGAGATAAATCACCTACATCAATATTCGTGTCACCAGTCCAATGCTCACGAAAAACTAGATTGAATTTACCGTAAACGTTTTTATTTAGCTTGTTGATGAATGCGTAATCCGTAGGGGCTTCTTTTACTAGGTATGCAGTTAAGAAATCGGAAGCATCTAAAATCATAGTCCCATCAATTCCGCCTTTTAGCTTATACGGTATTTCGTGTTGAATTGCCGTATTTGAATCGGTCACATTGATTGTACCACTCAAGTAATAATTCAACCGCTTAACAACATTAAAATAACCTCCATCTGTTGTTGGTTGTTCGCTTTGCCAATCCATATAAATCAAATGATCTACACCTACATTGGTTGCAATACTTATTACAGTTCCAACAACTCCGTAATTTCCTGCATTACCTTCATCGTCTAATGTAGAAGCCCAGTATAGTTGATCTCCAGCTACTACCTCAGTTGTTATAGCAGCATTATAAACCGCCTTTAAAACCGTAATTGCGCCTACTCCCTCGTGACACGAAATCAATTCATAGTCCCTTCTTTGAAGTTTAAAAATACATGGTTGACGAGCCGACACCCAAAATGATTCAAGTGCATCATCATTTATTTGAGCCCTCTCAGGACGTATTGTAACTGCTATCATCTTATTGACGCTCCTTCTCTAATTTGTTTGACTATTTGTGATTCTAGGTCGCGAAACAATACATTGCCTAGTTCCTTATAAAGTTGTGCGATTCGATCTTCTCCAAATGTTGATTGAACTATGTCGCGAACTTTATTCTTTCTCCACATTGCAGTTCCTTCGCGATGAATCTTTTTTGTGATTGCATACGCTATTGATTCACGCGTCTTTGGCGTTCCTATTCCACGCGCCCTAACCCATTCCAATATCGCAGGGTATAATTTACCGCCTTCGCTTCTTTGAGTTTGACCGCGACCACTTTCAATAAAAGACAAACGATCCGTACCAGTGAAGGCTTTACCGCCCGTAATCATCAAACGCGAATCTGATGAAACAAAAGCCAATGAGCGCAAAGTTTTACCCGTTGCAACTGCATTGTTGTTTTTCATGTTCATCGAAATATCTGCAATGGCATACTCCGCAAACTTATCGAATACATCTTTAGTTATGCTGGGCATGAGTAGGTATGTATTTCGGCAATCGTTATCTTGAATTGAAAGTCAATCCCTACATGATTATCGTCGTGATAGTGGTATAACTGCATTGAGAAGGCTCGATCTAATTTGATAGCACGTTCAGCTAAGTAAGAAATGAAACGTTCGTAAATGGGAGTTATTGAAAGTATCGCATTTTGAATAGTGTCAGGTGATTCGTCAAAGTTTGCAGGCGTGGAAATATTACCCGTGATCGAATATGTGTTTTTAAAACTTACATTATCTAAAACTCTGATTTCGCAATCAATTGTATTGATCCAACAGAATGGAACTACACGCCCGAATGCAAGATTATCAAATGCTCGATGTCCAATACCGAAAGCATTGCATCCCGCGTCAACGCTTGCATCTTGTAGAAGAGTGTTAATTATGTAGGTTGTCATTTTGTTTTTAGGGTTTATAAATAGGAACTACTTTTTCCGCAATCATCATAAAATCTTCTTTCGGTAAAACAATTTGCCCATTCTGAAAACTTCTAATAATAACATCAATTACATCTGATGCCATAAGGTCTTCCTTTTTAGTTCCGTTAAAATTTTCCTCAGAAAACATTTCATCATCTTCATATATTCTGAGTTTGATCTCAAAGAATCTACTGTCTTTATTATTAGCTTTCGATGGTGGATGAACTCCACTAGAAAAATCAATTACATCTATTAGACGCATTTTTTCTTTTTCTTCTGCCGATACTATTCCTGATGTTATACTTCCGTCTATCATTTCCTTTCCGTATAAATTTTATTCAACTTCTTTTGATACTGCCCTATTCGATTCATGTAAACCAAGTGAGCAAATGCCGTATTGTAATCCATCTTTTGCACCTCATTGAACTTTGTTAGATCGTTGTTAGATAACTGCTCAATAGTATTGAACTCATGAAATTCAGAGAAGAGAGTGGAACATCCCGCCCTAATTTCTTCGTCTGTTGGATCGTTTGTAAAGGCTGACCGCTCAATCTCAAGAATGTTAGCCAGCCACGTAAAAAAAAACTTCCAACGGGGTACACATCAACTAACGGTAATGAATATACTATTCTTGATAGCTTCAATTCTCTTATCATCGAACTCCGTACCATCGATTAAAGGTTGCAAGTAGATAGCAACGGCATCGCAAACCAATTCCGCGTGCATGGTGTTATTACCTTGAGCAATCCTAACTTTCGATTGCATTAATAACTTTTGACCAATCGTTTGAGTTGATGGATTAGGTACTTTGATTACTTTACCATTAATTTTAATTTCATCTGAATCTTTAAAGTCGTGAATGTTTATAGGTTCTTTGATGAACTCCATAGTGTCGAGTATTCTTTCATCGAACTTATCGCTATCAATATTGAGTAGCACATTGTAACTCACCCCGCTAACGATTGAAAGCAATCGAATCACACCTAAATCATCTTTGTAGTTCACTAGATCAATGTACTGACCTAATGTAATCTCATCCCATGAAGTAGGAATGTCGGCTTTAATGTCTGCAATTTTTACGGGTATCATATTAGTATTTAGGTTTTACAGATCGAGAAAATAATATTTTATGAATAGTCCATGAATACGGCTTACATTTAATATTTTTCCATCGATTAAATGATAGTATTATTAATTCTAGTAGCATTCTCATATTTTGGTTGTTAGTTCCATGATTGAATAGGACAAGTAGCTGACCTTAATTTAGTTTTGATTTCCATAACACAACCGCAAAGATTAACGTTCTTCCCTTCATGCTGAACCACACTACCAATTATGGGAGGCACTTCAAATAAATTCAATTCTCCACACGTTGTAATTTCCACGCCCATCATTGTATCATGTCGAGCGAGCGAACATTTCTTGCAAACCTTTAATCTATCCTTTGCCTTCATTTTTATTGCAATCAAAAGTAAATCATTTCATACGAATTTAATTTGAATTACGAAAACTTTATTTTAGATTGTTGTTAATTTGTTTAGGTTCAAATATTTAGAATGAATAACGTGCTGAAGATATAGGTACATTGGTTTTGAAATCAGATGCACCATAACGAAAGGCATCCATGCCATGATTCCAATTGTCAATTGGTTCGTTCAATGATTTACCCGATCTATCAACTGCCCATTTATAGTTACGACATTCCTTTTGAAAGTTTGTTGATCTTCGTGTAACGTTAACTGGCATTGATGTAATGAACTCAATACCGTTAACAATGCTATCCTTTCCTTTGACTGCACCCTCAGCCCTTATTCCCATTCGTTTAAGGTCTTCAATAGTTTTAGGATCGGAACTATCACAAATTGATTTTAACCACGTAGGCGGGTTAATTGCTTTTATAACGCGGGCAATATCATTATTAAACATTCCCGTTTGGTAGCAAAGTTCATCTACCCACCACCCGCCATCACTTTGTCGAATGTCTAATATCGCGGTGGGGTCGTTAGTAAACCCGAAATCTATACCTAGTCTTCTTTTATCGGTTTCGGGCATTACATCAACTATTCGCCAATCCTGAATAATAAGTCCTTCAAGCGATCCGATCTCACCATCGGCATAAACCTTTTTAAAGTTAGGATCGATCAACGCCCTTCGTTCAATATCCTTTTTTTGATTTTCAGATAAGTACTCATTGTCGCGATATGTAGATTTGATAAATGCGTAGTCTTCAATCAAAAGTGACGGTATTAATTCTTCATGTACCCAAAATGAACTAACGGGGTTGTAATCTAAAAACACGGTCTTTGCCGTTCGCATTGATAACTGATAGAATGTTTCGTAATTAATGTTATTACACTCATTAATGAATAAATAGTCCCTTTGTGGACCGCGAACCTTATCGCCTGAATCAGCAGAAAAGAACTCTATTTGTGATTCAAACTTTCCACATAAAGACTTAATGTAAAATGTGTTATCTGTTTTATTGTGGATTTGTTCCGAATATAAATCATCTTCTTTTAAGATCAATATAAAATCCCGTAATGCACCCTTTCTAAGGTGGGGCATTGTTTCGCTCACAACTGAAATTAATCGGTTACCTTTTGCCCTTTGTGCAATTTGTAAAAGTAGTTGAAGTACTGAATAGGTCTTTGAAGATCGCGCCCCGCCTTGATTAATAATAAACCTTTTCTTTCTATTGAAGGCTTCTACATTCTTTGAAAATACGGAGGTGCATTTCATTAACCTTCGACATTGTTAATATCTTCTGCCGTTTTAGAATCATTAACTATTACTGTTTGACTTAATGCTTTTCCGTTGGACGTAACGTCCAACTTATCACCGTACTTTGAAGGAGCCCATTTGGCGATTAATTTAAGCCTCGTTTCTATTTGAAGCCTTCTATGGTGAAGCATTTCTTTGGTTGTAACAGTTCTGCCATTTTGATCTGAATCGGTAATCTCAACCCCATCAACTGGAGTATCCGCTATTCTAAGTGCTTCGTCAGCAATACCATCGCAAGCCATTAGCCTCGCGCGCGCGAAGCGAACAAGATAATCTTCATCTGAATCTAATTTAACATCAAGTAGTGTCCTACTTGGCATACCTTCCATCTTACAAATAGATGTAATAGTTTTACCCTCAGAATGTAATTCTAGTATTTTATTCCAGGTATCTTCTCCGTAGATAGTTAATCCCATATCACAAAGATATTAATTTTACACCAACCCTTTAATTAACTCATGTATGTTCTTATAATTCAATGCGGTATAACGATAGACTTTATACCCAAGCGAAGTCGCCAAGTTATATTTATCGCAATCGTTTGTGTAACCCGTTAAGGTAGTATGCCTAGATTTTGATGAAACAAGCCCCTCATATTCGATCA